ATCAATAAACGAATTCAGCAATCAGTTAATTTAAAACTAACAGCCATCAGCAATCAGTTAATTAAAAAGCTGACAGCCAACCTATTTAGCTCAGTGACATCTTTACAAGTTTTAATCTTCTAACAAAGTTCCTATCTCTTTTAGGAGTCCAAGAAAATAAGAGAAGGATTAGACTAAAATATCATTGAAACAGCCTAAGCCGTCAACATACTAGCAGCTGGCGTGTTCCTAGCGACTAATGGGAACAAATCCATCTTGGGTACAAAATCATAGCAATACTAGATGTTAGCTTCCAACACATTGACAACGGAAGCGACCCCGGTTGCTGCAATAAACAAACCTGGTGTGTGAGAAATCAGGCTCCAATCTGTAGTAGCATCCTGACCGTCAAATTTCTCGTACGTATATATGGCATCTTAACTCTACGCCGAAACCATAGGCGCATTGAAAGTAACTCCTTTGGCCAATTCTTTGATGGAGTACTTCTTCACATACATCAATGTAGACAGTTCAGACCAGCTAGGTGTTTTATCAACTGCAAAATTAAGAGAAATTTAGAGATCCATATCAGGGATGTAACCTATAAGTACAGTTCCTTAATTTCCCAGAGTTGATACTGCTGAAGTTAGATCCACTCGTACCCCGGTCAACCTAGATCCAGAAGTGTTTTTTGACCTTTACGTGAACCAATTATTCGTTAGATTAGAGGTGCTATCCTCAGTATCTCCGTTCGGCGACCAGTCCTTAATTAAAAGTGGTTCAGATTGCCATGCCTAAGCACCAAGAGGTATGTAAGTCAAGAAGCTATCATTTGATTCTGTAGTCCCAATCTCAAAGATATACTTATAAGTTCCTGACGCGGCCATTTAACTACCAACTGATGACAATCCTGGATATCCCATAGGGTCGAAGATTCGACACAAAGTAGCAGCATCGAACTCAACCCCAGCAGCATCTTTTGTGTCACCAAATCTCTATTTAATCTTATTACCAAGCCATGCAGCCATTGAAGGTCCATGCTATTTCAATAAAGGTAACGCATATGACATCAATCCTGCAAAATCATCAGCAGCCAAAAACCACTCAAGCTTATCCTCTGAAATTTAAAGGCCTGGGTATTATTTTCTAAAATAATCGGTAGTTTTACGAGCTATCTTCTTGTCAACCAAGCCACCTAAAGTTCGTGGTTTATACTCAGTGTCAAATGGTTAGTTGCCCGAGAAAAACTATTTATGATCTCCATTCATATAACTTGGAATAAACTGAGCTGGTGTTAATATATTATTTTATTGCATATACTAATGGTCAGAATCCAATTTCTTTTAGTACTCCTACATCCTCTCCTTCCTGTTTCTCCTTTTTACTTAGCCCTTAGACAATTTAACGCCTTATTTTGAATTTAAATCTTCCATTATATCTTCGATTTAATCTTGTTTTATTGTAGTATTATTATTTTATTTTTCTATAGATTTTTAATTAAAGTAAAAACGATTCTCTCTTAAACATCCGAACCTCAAACTGTCAGAACCCATCAACTACAGAAGGTTGGTAATAGTAATCCCGAGTTTAGCGTTAATTTGACTTTCACATTAATATCCGTCATCGCTGTTAGTCAAAACTTTGAAATATTACGCATTATACTCATCCAGCAAAACTTATTCGTCTTGAGTTGTTAACTAATACCCTGTACAAGCCTTCCAAAAACTAATTCTAACCTTAAAAATATCTTCGACTAATCTAGAGGTATTTTCCGTTTAAATTCCGTTTAACATAAACTGGGGATGTAAAAAAGGATACTTCTGCATTATAGCATTACGACCGTTAAAATATTATCTAGTGGATAATGTTTTATGAATGTCTCTAAACATTCGGAGTCCTTTTGGCGTACCGTCGATAGTGAAAACCCATTTAGAACAAAAATCGAAATCGTGCCAAGCTCGCAACGAAACACTTTTGACTATTTAGCCCAAGCCGGTTGGAATTCTATTTTCAGCATCTTGAGACGTAGATTGCAATATCTGTTGCTCCAGTTATTACGA